GTGGTGCAACAGGTGGCGTGGATGCACCCCGACGACATCACCATCGACGACTCGGGGCCGCTGCCGATCTACCGGTGGCGCGGTGAGGTGATCGACCGGGCGAATCTGGTCCACGTTGTCGGGTTCTCCCGCCCGGGCTACACCGAGGGCCTGTCGCCGCTGCGGCAGTTCGCCGAAACCATCGACGCCGGGCTGTACGCCCAGCGCGCGACGTCGGACTGGTACGCCAACGGCTCCGTCCCGAGCCACAGCCTGAAGAACACCGCGCAGACGCTCAACGCCGAGGTCGCCGCCGCAGTGAAGGAGCGTTACCGGGCGTCGGTGCGTACCGGTGAACCGTTCGTTCACGGTGCGGACTGGGAGTTAGCACAGGTGGGTATCTCCGCGGCCGACGCGCAGTTCTTGGATGCGATCAAGGCCAACGCCACCCAGATCGCGGCGGTGTTCCGTGTGCCGCCGGAGAAGGTGGGCGGCGAGACGGGGTCCTCGTTGACGTACTCCACGACGGAGCAGCAAACCATCGACTTGATCACGTTCACGTTGCGGCCGTGGATGACGCGGCTGGAGCAGTCGTTGTCGGCGCTGTTGGACGACGGCGTGTTCCTCAAGTTCAACGCCGACGCCATGATCCGCACGGACACCAAGACCCGGCACGAAGTCCACAAACTGGCGCTGGAGATGGGGTTGGAGACGCTGGCGGAGGCACGCGCGGTGGAGGACCGCCCGCCGCTGACCGACGACGACATTGCCGCGTGGCAGGCGTACTACCGACAAGGCCGGGCTTCCGGCGAGCAGGCAAGGAGTTACACATGACCAGCACTCTGGAGATGCGGCACACGTCCGCACCGGTGGAGGTGCGCGGCGCCGGTGACGGCATGGGCACCATCGGCGGGTACGCGCTCAAGTGGATGCGCTACAGCCAGAACCTCGGCGGCTTCGTCGAGCAGGTCGGCCGCTCGGCAGTTGCCAAGTCGCTGGCCGACGGTGTGGACGTGCTGGCCCGCTACAACCACGACGACAACGCCCTGCTGGGTCGCACATCGTCGGGGACGCTGGTGCTGCGCGAGGACGACGAGGGCCTGGAGTATGAGGTGCGCCTGCCGGAGACCCAACCCGCCCGCGACCTGTACGCCCTGGCCGCCCGCGGCGACGTGTCCCAGTCCTCGTTCGCGTTCTACACCGTGGATGAGGAGTGGTCGCTGACCGAGCAGGGCTTCCCGCTGCGGACGCTGCTGGCTATCCGCCTGGTCGACGTCGCCCCGGTCAACACCCCCGCCTACCTTGACACGTCCTCGGCGCTGCGCTCTCTGGCGCATGTCATCAACGCCGACCCCGAGGACATCCCGGCGCTGGCCGAGCGCGGCGAGGTCGCCGCACGCCTGGCCGCCCCCACCGTGATCGACCTGGCCCCGGCCGCTGAGGACATCCCGGCATCGTCGGCACCGTCGCCGCTGCTGCGGGCACGGCTGGACCTTGAGGCACTGCGCCTCCCCTAAAGAAAAGGCCCGACTCGAAAGCCGGGCCTTGGGCTTTGTGAGGCGCCACCTCACTGTCCCCACCGGGGCAGCGTCTGATCCCTCGCCACTTCGAGTTCACAGGCAGTCGTAGTTCCTTACGGCTTGCGACTGCGTGACGAACATTACCGCCGTCTGCGGCAACTGGCAATAACCAAATCTTTCGACGATTCACACCGGGCTAGCCGGGGCAGGTAGACAACCACCCCCTAGCGCCGGTGCGTCGGCGTGCGTACAGCCGAGCCACGGCCCGCACACCCCCCAATACACACCAACACCCTTGAAAGGGGTACACCCATGTCTATCGAGCAGCAGCTCATCGACGAGCGGGCGCGCGTGTGGGAGGCCGCTAAGGCTCTCATTGACGGCGCCGAAGCCGAGGGCCGCGACTTTTCCGCTGAGGAGCGCGAGTCCTACGACAAGATGACCGCCGACCTTGACGCCCTGTCCGGTCGCATTCAGCGCCAGCGCGACGCCGCCGAACGCGCCGCCGACCTTGAGGCGTCCGTGCCGGCCACCGCGCCGGAGCGTTCCGCCAACGGCGTCAGCGAACGGCTCAAGTCGTTCCTGACCGGCGAGACCCGCACCTTCGATTCGAAGTGGTCGGAGACCCGCGACTTGACCAAAGGCAGCGCGACTGCCGGTGGTAACACTGTGCCGACCGGGTTCATCCCGCGCCTGTACGAACACCTTATTGAGACCGCGACCGTGGCGCGCATCTCTACGGTGATCACCACCGACTCTGGTGAGAACATCGAGATGCCGGTGACCACGTCGCACTCCACTGGCGCACTCATCGCCGAGGGCAACGCGATTACCCCCGAGTCCGATCCGGCGTTCGCCAAGCGCACCCTGGGCGCGTACAAGTACGCGGTGCTCATGCAGGTCAGCAGCGAACTGCTGTCTGACTCCGGTGTGGACCTGGAGGGTTACCTTGCCCGTCAGGCCGGTCGTGCCGTGGGTAACGCCCTCGGTGCCGACCTTGCCGTCGGTAACGGCTCCAGCAAGCCGTCCGGTATCGCCCAGACATCGACGATGGGCAAGACCGGCGCGAACAGCGTCGCCGGTGTGTTCACCGCCGATGACCTGATCGACTTGCAGTACAGCGTGATCGCGCCGTACCGCAACTCGACCTCCTGCGGCTGGCTGATGCGTGACGCCACCCTCGCCTTGATCCGTAAGTTGAAGGACAAGGAAGACCAGTACCTGTGGCAGCCGTCCTACCAGGCGGGCGCCCCGGACATCCTGCTGGGCAAGCCGGTGTACACCGACCCGAACATCGCCGCCGTGGCCGCAAGCGCCAAGTCGGTGTTCTTCGGTGACTTCTCCGCCTACGTCACCCGCCTTGCCGGTGGCGTCAGGTTTGAGCGGTCCGACGAATTCGCGTTCAACGCGGACCTCGTCACCTTCCGCGCCATCGTGCGCGGTGACGGCATCCTCGCCGACCAGACCGGTGCTGTGAAGCACTTCGTCGGCGGCACCGCCTAGTAAGTGACCCCTCCCGGCGCTGCTGTCCCTACCGGCGGCGCCGGGAGGCCACTACCCACCCCCACGACTTTAGGAGGCACCGATGGCCGACGTGATTATGAAGGCGACGATCTCGGGTACCCGCGACGGTGCGGACTGGCCCAAGCGCGGCCAGGTGCTTAGCACGTCGGCGGCGGAGGCGGAGGCGCTGATCGCTGCCGGTCTGGCCGAGGCAAAGCCGTCGAAGGCTGCCGCGGAGACGGCGACCGCTCCGGCGCCGGAGACTGCCGCGGCACCCAAGGCCACCCGACGCGCCAAGAAGGCGTAGCCGGTGCCGACGATGGGCGGCGCGGATGCCGTCTACGGCTGGGGCACGTTCGACGAGATCGAGGCGGCGCTGGCCCCGGCGACGTTTACCGAGGTCGAAGCCGAGTACGCCGCGTTTACCGCTGACGGCGCCGAGGCGCGCATGGCGCCGGTGGAGCGCGCCGCAACGATCATGGCGCTGGTGGAGCGCGCCGCGACGATCATCGGGAGGCGCTGACGATGGCTGAGCAGCCGCTGACCTACGACTTGGGTGACACCGTCACCTTGGGCGCGGACGTGTTCGACGCCGACGGCGACCTGGCCAACGGCGGTGCCGTCACGTTGACTGTCACCCTTCCCGACGGCACCACCACCAGCCCGCTGGTGACGAACCCGGCGACGGGTCGATACTCCGCGGCGTTGACGGCTACCCAGATCGGCCACCACGTCGAACGGTGGGTTGCCACCGGCGTCAACGCGGCGGCGTGGTCTGATTCGTTCTTCGTCCGCGACCCGGCTGCTGTGCCGCCGGTGAGCCTGGACGAGATGAAGGCGTACCTGTCCATTGCCTCCAACACCTCCGATGAGGAGCTGCGCGGGTTCATCGACACCGCTGCCGCCGCCGGTGAGTCCTACACGGGGCGCATCTTCGGCCGCCGCAGCATCGTTGCCGAGTTCGTCAACCCTGACGGCGCGGTGGTGTTCCCCGGCGCCCCCATCCTGTCGGTGACGTCCATCGTGGATCAGGGCACCACGCGCACCGCCGACGAGTTCACCGTGCGTAAGACGGCGGCGGTGATCGCGCCGGTGGGCCGCTGGAACGGTGACCTCACCATCACCGCCGTGTGCGGTGACCCGGTCGTTCCGGCGCCGCTGCGCCACGGCGTGATGGAGATGACGCGGCATCTGTGGCAGACCCAGCGCGGCACCCTACGCATGGGTGTGGGCGCCGACGAATGGTCCCCGACGATGGGGTTCTCGTTGCCGCGCCGCGTCTCAGAGTTGTGGGACGCCTACCGCATCCCAGGCTTCGGGTGACCCGATGAGCCTGCCCGATGTCGCCCCCTCGCGCTGGAATCT